TTGGCAAGGGTACGAAGTATTAATACGCGAGCAGGGGAGCGGCCCCATTGGCGAGAGGTTCTTACGGAATTTATCGACCACAAACGCATAAAGGACGGAATCAGCGGACAAACAATTTCGGATTATGAGCGGACTGTGTCGTTACTGATGAAACGGTTTCCTAACGCGTGGGATTCGGATGATGACCTGAAAGAATCCGTGTTCGCACATTTGTCCGAAGAAATTGCGCCGGCGACGTTCAACAACCGTCTTGTTTATACAAGAGCTTTTATCTCCTGGTGCGTGGAAACGGGGTATTTAAGCAACAATCCCCTTTCGGGCATGAAGAAGCGGAAGACAGAAAACCGCGCGGTATCGATCGAAGTTGATGTGTTGAGTGCGCTGCTTAATGCGCCGGATCAGTCAACATTTGTTGGGTTGCGTGACTATACGCTAATACTTCTTACGTTGGATACCGGCATCCGGCCGTCAGAGGCAACGCGTCTAATACCGCAGGACTTTAATGCTTCTGCACGAGAAATGTACGTGCCATCGAAGGTCGCGAAAGGGCGCGTTGCAAGAACGCTGCCACTCTCGGATATTACCGTAAAGTCTATTCGCAAGTTAATCGCTGTTCGATCGGAAGATTGGTCGGAGGAAACTCCGATTTTCTGCTCGTATGAGGGGCGCCCACTCAACCGGCATACCTGGGGCGATCGAATGGAGATATACTCCAACCAAATCGGAAGGCACATACGTCCGTATGATCTCCGACACGTCTTCGCGTTGGAGTTTTTAAGAAATGGGGCTAATGCTTTCTCGGCCCAAAAAGCGCTGGGACACAGCACAATGGAAATGACCAGAAAATATATTGCTTTAGTAAACAACGATTTAAAAATGGAGCACCAGAAAGCAAGCCCATTAAACACGGTTTTGAATAGTAAAGTGAAGAGAAATACAAAAATATAAGAATAACGCTCATTCCTTCGGGATTGGGCGTTATTTTTTTTGCCCGGATGTCCCAACTTGCGGAATTTTTGTCCTTATATTCATCGAAAGGAGGCCGCATAATGTCCGAACAGAAACTCGTTAGCGTAGAATCGCAAACGGAATACTCCGTCACATCCGGAGCCACCGAAACGCGCATATTCGTTAAGATGTACGTTGATGCCGCCAAGGCCGGCCTCATTGCGGATATGGGGGCGCAGAACTGGACGACACTTTGCGTGATCGCATCGTTTATGGATGCGCAAGGTAACTGCTATCCTACGCAGGATCAGATAGCGAGATACCTCGGGGTTAACCGGCAGACGGCGAACCGTTACGTTAAAAAACTGACGGAATATCGGTGGAATGGGCGCCCGGTAATTCGGACTATTCGTGAACGATCGCCGAAGGGAATGTGGCAGAACACGCGATATACGGTGCTGCCGATAAGTCAGCTTGCGATATTTGATGCGGAGGTCGAGGCTCTTGATACAGGTTAGCGTATCCATGTCCGCGAATACCGACATGGTGAACACCGACACGGCTAAAGAAGACACTAACTATAACCAGTCTTTTAACAAGAGCCATTAAGAACTAGATAAAAGATTACCGCGAGTTAAAACGAAGAAGAAAACATATCGCTTCGAAACTAACGTTCCTTGCGAAACGGTTAATATCGAAACCCTTCAATGATTAAGTTCCTTACGCGAAGAAAAATATATAAGTAATAGATTAGATACGCGAAGGGTTATTCGAAGAAGAAAACCATAACGGTACCGGCCGCCGCGCCGCCCGCAAATAAACGGAGGTATTCACGCCATGACTCGTAATCATCCCGATAATCCACTTCTCGGACCGCGCGATGAACATATCATCGCAAACTTGCCGCTCGTCAAATCGATTGCCTGGCGCTACCGTCGCCGAGCTGCAGCGCTACGTATCTCGCAAGAAGACGTGATAAGTGAGGGTACGCTCGGACTCATTCGCGCCTACGACAATTATGCGGACCCGGCGTACGCATTCTCAACGTTCGCGACCTCGTATATTCACGGAGTCATTCGCAGATTCCTATCGATGGGGACGGATAAGAACGTGCGGCTACCGGTTCATATTCTCGGTTACGCCGCTAAGATTAAGCGCCACTCACTCGAAGATGCGCCGCCATGCGAAATCGCCGCTAAACTCGGCATCACCGTAAAGATGGCCGCGAGTGCGCTCGAAGGCCTGCGTTTAAGGAACGAGTCATATATCGATGCGGAAGAAGACCCGGGCAGTTCCGTTCGCTATTCGTCAACTTCGGACTTTACCGGAATCCACGTTGAGTCTTTCCTTGCGAGCCTGAGTCCGCGTAATGTTCGCATAGTCCGCTTACTAATGGAAGGGCGTACGCAAGCGCAGATTGCCGAAGTCCTCGGAGTCTCGCGACAACTGGTAACGAAGAGTATCAGTCAAATCCGCGCGGCGTACACGCAAGATCAAGCGGCTGAATTGGCCGCCTAATTACGAAGGAGGAATCGCAATGTTAAACGTATCCATAACGCCTAATTACCGCCTGACCACGGACGAAACGGACCGGTCGCCGGCCAACAAGCAGCTCGTATTACAGCGCCGCCACCTCGTCGACCCTACGAAATCACCCGCCTACAAAGCGGAGGAACACGCAGCGCCACCGCCAATCCGCGAAACGTGGAAGGACGTCGGCTACTACCCGCTAAATGATGTCGGGCTGACTGCGGCAACCAAGGCGGCGATCATGCGTGATACTGACGTTAACCGCGCCGAGACATTGGCGGAAGCACTACGGATTTATGCGGAGGCGGTCGATGAGATGACGCGGGTGATTGACGGGTGCCTGACGCCCAAAGTATGTGCGCAGTAGACATAAAAAGCACAGTTGGGAGGAAGTCATGAGTACCAGAGTGGTCGGTATGGGAGGGCATCAATCAGCGCGAATGCTTAAGGACGAATGGTTGACGCCACCCGAAATTGTCCATGATCTTGGCCCGTTTGATCTTGATCCATGTTCTCCGGTTAATCGTCCGTGGGATACCGCAAAACAGCATTACTCGGTTCTGGATAACGGGTTGGAACAAGAATGGTTGGGGCGCATATGGCTTAATCCACCATATGGCAGAGAGGCGTCAGAATGGTTGCAACGGCTCTGGATCCACGGCAACGGAATTGCACTCATATTTGCGAGAACCGAAACAGAAATGTTTTTTGACCATGTTTGGACAAAGGCTGACGCGCTGCTATTTTTCAAAGGACGATTGTACTTTCATCACGTTGACGGCAGCAGGGCAAGCGCAAACGCCGGAGCACCTTCAGTCTTGATCGCATACGGACCTGATAACGTGAAAGCTCTGGAGCGCGTAAAACACTGGGGCAAGTTAATCAAGCTTTAGTGCACATTACGAACGAAATATGCAGGATACCCCAACGGTTGACGAGCGCCTGACGCCGAATCTGACCGGCAAATTAGGCGAGTAGGGCTTGCGGGAGGGTGAACGTAAGGGCGCGAGGTGAAGGCTCTATGCGCTTAAATCGCGGTGGCAAATTCGGCGCCGGCGGGTACCGCTTAAAGCCTTTGCAGCCAAGGATATTTAATACCTGAGACCCGAAAAGTACCGAAAACGGGGCCTCTCTACTACAACATAGTTTGGCAGGATGAGGTATATTCAGTAACGAAAGGATTGACGCAAGTTGAACGCAAGCATCGCAAGCACATTCGAATCAGTCGACGATATCATCGAATATTACGGAAAGGGTGAGCGAAAATGAGTGACGTAAAGAAAGGGCTAACGCCCACGGTACCGGTTATTCCGGCGGAGGTTGCGGACGTTATCGAACGGTTACGCGCCGAGGGGTACGACAATAGCGGTATAGTGGCGTTAGAATCACGGACCGGTGGCGGTCTCCACAGCGATCCCATAACACTCCGCACGATTCTGTTTGACACGCTGCTGGCCGCGTTGGTTAACGGGTATGAACGGGAGAAGACACCAGAAGATAAAATCCGCGCTGTTTACGAAGAGCCGGCTGACGGCGAATACGCGCAAGGATACGAAGACGGAATCGTATTTACACTGGACACTCTCGGCATCAAAATCGCAGGTGTTAACGCGTAGATGCGAAAAACTGAGAGATTACGAGAATTAGCGAGATCGGACAACTTTCTCTATAAATCATGCGCGGTTTACAACGTTTTTGTACGTATACAAGCGAGGACTTAGTAGGTCGGTTAAGTATTTGAAAGTACTGGGTAGGACCGGACAGGACCGCACAGTATAAGCGAAGCTTGGCCGTAACCTTACTCGAAATCGCCGAATATGGCGTTTTACCAATCCGCAACTCGCGGAATATAATCAAAAAGCAAACGAAAGAGGTGTCAAACGGATGACAACGGAAACTAAACGTGACTTGGCGGCAGACTTAGCTCGCTGTGAAGTTGCGACGGAAGGTTCGTGGTATGCAGGGTTGACCGAAGTGTTTGTAAGTGATGGTGTCAGAACCGGTAAAACAATCGCCACCGCTAACGAGATTAGTAACGCGGTATTTATCGCTGAAGCCCGGGAAGGTTGGCCGCACGCAATTCGGCGGGCAATGATCGCGGAAGAGAAATGGACGCGGCTTAGAGCGATTGTCTATACCAACGCAACTGGCGGACAAGGCGAAGACATAAACGAATACGACATCATCAGTAATATCATGGACGATATAGCCTCGGAGGTGCCCGCTAATGACGCGTCCTAAAATCACCGCCGATCAGCGCAAAGACTGGCGCAACCTTCCGCTCGAATACTGGAACGTCGCGACTATTCACGCAATGGTCATCGATCTGAACGCGGAGAAATTCGGCGTCGAGAAATACGTACCATTACGCGGATACGGCTTCGAACAGGGCGCGATTAAACGGGCGCTCACCGAGTACGGGGCGGAGGCATTACGTGAGACGATCGAGAGGGCGTTCGTGGAATATCGGCCGACTCCGCAGTATCCGCAATTGACCGCAGGCTTTCTGATATCGTACATGCTGCCGCGGATAATGCCGCAGGTGTTGGCGGAGCAGAAACGGAGGGAAGAGGCGGCGGAAAATCCGGTTAACGGCGGAATGAGTGCGGATGAAGTTGCCGGGTGGTTGTGAAATTTATAAAAAGGAGAGAAAACGAGTAAAACTAAGAAAATCAAAGGTCCCTCGCGCGCGTAGTATATCACAGATTAATTTAGATTTCCACTAAAATGAGGAAATACGAAGGATTTCGAGAAGTGCGGGCTAGCGAGCGAAATAGATTATTATTGAAACAAAGGAGGAACGCAATGTCACACGCTGACAACTGCATATTAGCGCAGCATTGCTCGCTTGCCGGTTCGGACAAGTGTAACGCACTCTGCTCGTCCTATATCGCCGTACACGGTTATAACGGCGCAGGAGGACGGATAGCCGCCGCAAGCATTCCGGCAGACTACCAAAAGGCAACGCTGCAGAACTCGCCGGCACGCGGAGATCAGGCGGCGGCTTACAAAGTCATCGACGCGTACGTTAATACGTTCCAGCGGCAATTTAGTGAAGAATCCGAGCGCATCAAATCGTTATATCTATATTCGGAGTCGCCCGGCACCGGTAAAACAACATCGGCCGCCGCAATTTTAAATGAATACATCGTCCGCCACTTTATCGGCAGTGTCCAACGTAACAGGCAAGCGCTGGACCGACCGGGCTACTTCCTCGACGTTAACGCGTGGCAGGAGTTGTATACGGAGTTTACGCGACCGCATGTTCCGGAGGATATCGCGGGACCGGCATCACGCGAATATTATCGTCAGATGCAGCACGCAAGGTTGGCGCCTTTCGCGGTGCTTGACGATATTGGTGTGCGGGCAGCAACGGATGGCTTCCGGGGCGATCTGCATAGCGTGATCAACTACCGCGTGACGAACGGGCTGCCAACGGTTTATACCTCGAACGTGGCGATCGGAGAGCTTGCGCAGGTGTTCGATAAGCGGCTGGCGGATCGCGTGCGGGATATGTGTGGCGTGGTCGAGTTCAAAGGCGGAAGTAAGCGAGGGATAAGAAAATGAAATCATTAGAATATGCGAGTAAGAGGAAGTATATTAAAGATCGAGCAACTGAGTAAGCAATTCAGCAGAGTAGGAAAATGGGTACAATAGTATTCTTTTTGGGTACAAAAGTGTCTCAAATGTCCCCAAAAGTAGTCATTTTGGATACAAATGTATATTGAGTGTAAAAATTTTTATCGCGAATTATGACCTTTGCTTAAAAATACTAGAATTCTTATTATTGGAGGTGCAAACAGATTGGCGATATATGGCGAACAAGTAATTTCAAAGATCGTAGATGACGGCAATATCTCCGCTATATTCAAATACGGAATAACACGCGACGACTTCCCGACGGCCAGCGAACGGCAGGCATACGACTTTATCGTTCGATATGCGCAGGAAAACGGAGGCCGAGCGCCGAGCTATGCGTCTTTAACAGCGGAGTTTCCGGATCTGACGTATCTGCCAGGCGTAACGGATTCATACGAATACCTGGCGCGTGGGCTAAAAGATGCAGCGGCCAAGCGTATGACCGCGCAGGTTGTTAACGGTTACATCGACGAAGAATCCGGAAAGCACATTCCGTCGGAGTTTGCTGAAGCGTATCAAAAAATGTCTGCGGAAGAGTTCTCCGAGTACTTGAAAAATCTGGCTAGTGGGATTAAGATGAGATCAAGTGTTCGCAATTGCCAAAAGGCAACGGACGTTAAAACAGACTTCGATAAGTTCATGGACGAATATCGAGCGCGCAAGTTCGGCCAGTCGTTCAAGATTTGGCGCTCGGCCTTCGGATACATCAACGAGCAGATCGGCGGCTATCTCTCATCGAATATGTACACGTGGTACGCACGATCAGGCCGCGGCAAGTCCGTCGTAGTCATGGTAGAAGCGCTTGAGGCCGCAATCCAGGGCGCAACCGTTCTCGTATGGGCGCTCGAAATGTCTACGTTCGAATGGATGGCGAGGGCTTACTCGTACCTAAGCGCAAAGGCGGGCGTAGTCACTGCGCAAATTGACGGTGTTGATTACGAAGCAGGCTTCGATAATAAGGCGATGCTCATGGGGCGCCTACCCGAGGAGTACGAACAAGGCTTAGCGGAGTTCCTGCGCACGCTCAACGAAACTATCGCCGGCCGTATTATCCTTCGTGCGGTCGATGACGAGAACTTCAGCGATCGGTCCATCCGGCAGCTTGAAGCGGACATAGCGGAATATGAGGCGGATGTGGTCGTAGTCGATCCGATCTATTATATGGACTACGAGGCGAACACGTCGAAAACAACGGGAGGAGACGCAGCGGCTACGTCTAAGAAGCTACGCTTGTTGGCCGGTCGGACTAAAACGGTGCTACATGTAATCACGCAGGCTGACGAGAATCCGAGCGAAAAAGGTGACGACGGTGTCCGCGAGATGAAACCGCCGAAGCGTGCGGAGATCAAGAAGACGAAAGCGGTCCTTGAAGACGCTGCCAATACGTTTGGTATCGATACACTTGCGCATGAAGGGCGTGGGATTATCGAGCTGGGCAAAGGGCGGAATGGTGGCGAGGATGCGCGCGTGGAGATCGTTTACCTGCCGAATTTCGGGATCGTGCGGGAGGTTACAAGAGGGGATGGCGGCGGTCAGTTCGTAAGTGGATTTTAATACTCATCTCTAAAAAACACACAATTTCATGTATGTGTTGACAAAAAACACAGATGGTTGTATTATCCAGTTATACTAGAAAGGAGCGCAACCATACAATGATCAACACTAGATTTGGTGACTATATTAGACTAATTAGAACAACGCGAGGCTTATCTCTTCGAGACATCTCTTCATTAACCGGCATCAGTTTTTCGCAGATCGCAAAATTTGAACGAGGGGAAGCAAGACCAAGATATAGTACTGTCGTTCAATTTGCAGAGGGTTTGGGCTTGGCGGTGGGCGAGACATTAATAGCTGCGGGGTATGTCCCGGAAGAAGGCGAAGAACCAGACGAAGAGCAAGAAGTTATGCTTGAAGAAGTTTACGATGACATTGAACGGCTGATGGTAAGGGGGAAACTGTATGATGTGGTTATACCTAACATCAATGAGATAAAAACTAAAATAGAAAAGATGCATATCCTAACGGACATTGATTATATTCTAAGCTGCCACAAACAGGTAAGTTCAAAAGAGGTGAGGTTAATTTCAGAACTGGAAAGTGCGTTAATAACTTTGAATAAGTGCGCGGAAGGACTGAACAATATCAGAGGGTGAACAAGTACACACAGTGAAAGGGTCGATGACGGCATGAAGTTAATAGATGTAGTAAATAACCACCCGTGGTGCAATCCACGCTGGCACCCATTAAAGCTCGAAGCCAGCTCGCCGTTTCGCGAGGGAGACGATTCGCCGTCATTCTCAATCAACCTCGACCCTTCATCGGACAAGTACGGATGGTGGAACGATTGGGGCGCGAAAGAGAAACGGTGGCGCGCTGGCCCACCCGAAAAGCTCATTGCCTTCCTGCGCAACATAACGGAGGAGGAAGCGGCGGAACTCTTATACGAAGGCAGCCGCGCTGGTCCTGGCGAATACATAACGATTAAACTACCGACGAACAACAACGCTAGGGTACGCAAACCATTAGACATAACGATCGAGCCGCAAGTTTCCGAATATCTGCTGGGCCGCGGAATATCTGCGGAGGTCCAAACGCTGTTCCGGACAGGCAACGACCCGCGGAGCAAAGCGGTCATCCTGCCGTGGTGGTCATCGGACGGAAAACGATTGCTTAACGTAAAGTATCGATCGACTTGGGACAAGCGCTTCTGGTACGCAAAGGGCGGGCATCCTATACGCGACCTTATTTACGGGATAAATGTCGTATATCAACGGAATCTCAAGCGAGTGGCGATCGTAGAGGCCGAAGTTGATGCCTTAACGCTTTGGTCGCTAGGCATTCCGGCAATTGCAACCGGTGGGGCTGCGTTCAATGCTAAGAAGCGCGACTTGATACTGCGGTCGCCCATCGAAGAGTTGATCATCGTGAGGGATAGCGATGCGGCTGGCCGGGCATGGCGCAACCAAGTTTACGAGGCATTTAGCGGCAAGATTGACGTGAGCCTTGCGTTAGTTCCTCGTGGTTACAAGGACGTGAACGAGGCTAGGCACATCGGCATAGGAGATTTGCGCAAGTTAAGGACTATTTACCAATATTTAGCGTGACAGCCTAATTTGTTTGTCGTATAATAGGCTCATTCGGTTGACACATGTCAACTTTTAGAAGCGAACAAACCATCAAGATTTGTCCGCGCCGTGCCCCAGAGGAGACTTCTTAGTTCCTTCGTAAAGTTCTCGCGGGTGGTAGTAACGTCCCGTTTTCGCGTAAATGGCATCGGTAATTATAATACCGTGCAGCAAAGATATCTTACGCTTAATCTTCGGGTCTTCCGAAAGAAACCGTGAGATTGTCGACTTATCAATGCCTGAGTTGTCCGCTAACTGTTGCTGTGACCACTCAATATCATCGAGAATATCTCCGAGGCAGCAGCGACCCAAAGAGATTTCCTGCATAGTTAGGCCGCCTTATAAAATTTATACAAGAATATTTTACCATGCTTGTCCCAAAACGAAAATCTTTTGTCCTTATATTAAATGTAAGGAAGATAAAGGAGGAATTAAATGAATGAATAACTTACAACTAAATAGTCTTGCCGCAAGGGCGAGCAACGGTGATACGGAAGCAATGTGGGAGGTAAAGGGTTATTTTCAACCTTTTATTGCAGAGCTTTCTGATTATAACCGTAACCGGATACCTTCCCAAGAATCATTCGAAGAAGAGTGCTGGAAGATAGTTGAGGATGTGGTTAAGAGGTTTGACCCAGCTATCGGAAACCTTCGACAACTCGTTGTGAATTTTATCAAGCGACGACTTGGTCGAAGCGTGGACAGGCATAGAAAGAAGGAATTGAGGCACGGGATGAGCCCTTTACTTTCACTCGATGCCCCGGTCACAGCAAAGAACGGCGAGCTTGTGGAGATAGAGGTAACTGATCGTTTGGCGACGATCGATTCTAACCTCTTATTAAATGAAAAAATCGCCTCCTTGGCGGGAAGCGATCCTAGAAAATTGGCGATTGTACACGCGTGGACAAAATCAGATTATACCGACTCATCCATCGCAGATTTGTTGGCGCAAATCTTCGGTGGGAAAAGCGAGTCGCATCGTAAGTTTATCGCACGGTTTAAATCGCAGTGTAAGATTGCGCTGGCGTGCGCAGTCTAGCAGAGTTTTACCCTGTGTGTGTGAGTTTGGGCGTCTGTTCCAACCCGTCAAAGTAAGATCAGATGCTCAAACTGTGTCTGATTTGTTTATGAGTCAGAACGGAGTTTTCAGGCATGAAACCCGTTCCACCTCTTACAATAGTATACCACAAACATCAAGTGGCTAATCAAGTGTTACAATTTGACAACTCTTTTTGTATAGGACTATATCCTAAAAGTTACCAATATATCCATTTACGTTTTAAATACTACATTAAAAAGTTGTCTATTGTCAACGTTTATTTGAGTTAGCCCTAAAACAAAACGGAGGAATTTCCTTATGAATAAACTACGGCTAACAACGGATAAGGTTTCGTTTTCTAAAAAAATTTCTAAACCTGACGTGAACCTTGACTACCACGGCGCCCTAGAAGAGTACGAAGACCCGGCGGATTACTATGTGTTTCCGGTAATCCCGAAAGGAGTGCGCATTGCGTGAGGGTAATCGTAACACACCACGCAATCGATAAAGCCGTCAGCGATTTTGGCGTTGCTCAGTGTGACGCGGACAGTTGGATCCGCTCTAACTATCGTCAGGCCCGGTTCATAGCGAACATTGTATCGGAAGAAGGCCGTCCTTCTCGTCTATTTACGAAAAACCGAATTACTTTCATCGCAGCAATGGATTCCGACACGATAATTACCCTCTATCCAAGCGAAGTGCGTTCGATGCTTCTCCGCAATAAGGTTGAAGATCTCGTAACGCGCGAACTCCGCAAGATCGAGCGCCAGGAAGCCACGACCGTTCGCCGCAACAATTTAACACGGCTTGAACTCAGCGTTGAGCGCGCCGCCTGCCTTCTTCGCGCCGAGAAAACGCGCAGCCAAGCCGTAAAAATGGCGATGCAGGCGCGCGTCAAAGCGATCGACGAGTATTTCGCACAATTGGACGCCGATATCGAAAACGTCCGCCATGAGAAACGGAAGATTGCGAAGGCGGTCGCGGCATACGTAGTTTAACGCCGATGTTCCTGCGTCGGCTACGCGGTATCGCCAAGCCTAGCGCTGTCGTTACCGCGAATCGGGCGTAGGAAAGATGCCCGCGGAAGGGGAGTAAGCCGCTGAGTTGCGGGTCGACACGTAAACAAGCGCATTTCCTTTCGTAATACTCTCCGCTATGAGCGGCGGCGGATTCCCGGCCGGCGGGACTTATAATTACCGTGTTTACTGAGAAAGTGCCGCTCAAATTAAACGAAAAGGAACGTGATCGAATGTCCATGTTTACGAAGGTAGGCGCGGAGGCCGTAGCTGCAACGAACAATGACGGAGGCGCAAAAGAGAGTCCGATTACTTCGTTCAAGTCCGGCTCAACGTACAAGGTCGGCGTTAAGTCTATCGAAGACGTCGCGGAGTACTACGGTTACAGTATCTATAAAAAAGTGAATACGTTTGTGCCGAAAAATCCGGCCACTCGTAATGCTCGCGGATTTATTGACGCTAACCCTACGGTATGGGATCAAGCTGCGGATTTGCTGTACGCCGATGCCAAGGCGGCGAAGGAAGCCGGCGCAACTGAAGACGCGGTCAAAAAGATAACGGATGAAGCGTATCTGTATCGTGGTAAACAACGGTTCCTGCGCGCATTCTTCGATCTGACGACCGGTAAGGATATCGTAGTCGACCTGTCGCCGAAGCAAGAGAAGACGCTCAAGGCCGTTATCGAGAAGTACGCGAAGAAGCTCGGCAGCATTGCGTTCGAGTTAACGAAGACTGGCGCGGGCCAAAACGCAGTCGTAGCACTGTCTCCGATCATTGACATGGACGAAGATCTGACGGACGCTGAGCGCGCTAACTTCGCTAAGATCGGAAGTGCCCCGTTCGACCTGGCGGATTTTGAATCGTGTCTCTACGTTGCAGACGAAGAGGAGCAGACGAAGAATCTCGTTGTTGCCGGCTTCGATATCGCGCGTCTCGGCCTTTCTATCGGAGCTGCAGCGCCATCAAACGTAGCCCCAACGGAAACTGACGCGCCACTCGATATCTCGCCGGATGATCTCCCGTTCTAATGGGGGCGGTGCTCGACTTCGAAATGGCGAATATTACGAAAGAGGACGGTGAGTACCATCGCACATATTAGCGAAGTAACCGGCACCTATTCCGAACTGGTGGCGCAAGTTGCGCTACTGGGGAACGGATGGCGCATCCACGAAAGCAAGACGGCCGAGGCCTACGACATCCTCGCGACGGACCCGGTATCCGGAGAACACGCGAAGATTCAAGTTAAAACGATCCGGCAACGCATGGACCGCGGAGGCGACCTCGTTGTCTACGCAAAGAAAGGGAACGGAACAGCCTACGACCGAGCCGACGCTGATTACATTATTGGCGTATGGGCGGCCGAGGGCGAAATCCCACGCGTGTACATGTTCGAAAATCGGATGCTCGGCGAATATTGGGCGTCAGAAGCGCGGGCGGCTGAGCGTTGGGTCGAGCTGCCAATCGCACTAAATCGCAGCATCTACGCGCCCGAACCGGACGAGCTTGCGGAGGTACTGGAGGTCGCGGCATGACCGTGTTCGACCGATTTCAGCCGCCAGGGACCGAGCCGCCATACGTAGCCGAATGCGAATGGTGCCGCGGCGAGATCCGTGCCGGCGACGAGGTTAAACGGATTGATGACGCAGGCGGCTACGTACACAACGGATTCGGCTATGACTGCGCAACGAGATACGCAGAGGAACGCATATACGACGCCAGTGGCGTTATCGACGAACACCGCAACGTAAATTAAACGAATAGGGAGCGATGTATAAATGGCGAAATTGAACGTGGTAATTCCGGTGGCTGACGTAGAGGTAAACGGGCAGAAATATCGCAAGGTTGACCGTGAGGCGCAGGCGGGTGATATCGTTAAGATTACGGATTTTAGCGTCCCAGACTATATCAAAGACGGCGCGTTCTATGAGGTAGAGGACGTTGATAGTTGCGGAGATCCGCAGATTATCGATGAGGACGGAGACAAGTTTGATCTTTGTAACACGGACTTCGAAGTCTACGAAAAGGTGGCGGAGCCATCTACGACAAAGTATCGCGAAGTCAAACGGAAGGCTTCGGTTGGGGAACGTATCCGTATCGTTGCGGCTAAATCTACGAGGGATCTTTACGCTAACGGTGACGAACTTACCGTAGATGACGCTGATAGATGGGGAGATGGACAGGCAGTGACGGTAAACTCGTTTAACCACGCAATCTGCCACGAAGAATACGTCGTACTTGTAGCGGAACCGCTGCAGCCCAAGCGTCTGACCGTTGGAGATTACGCGAAGGTTATCGCAAATACCCGAGACCATAACTATAAGATCGGTTCCGTCGTTAAGATCACGAAGGATGACCGCGATCGCCAACCATATCGAGCAGAAAATGCTGACGGTTCTGTTGGTAACTGGCTGGCGGAAAAAGACTTGGTACCCGCGACGGAGGCAGAGTTCAACGCGCAGAAATCGCAAACTGAACGCGCGAAAGCAATCGGCGAGTTTGCGGACGGAGGCTATGCGCAAATCATCGACGCCAATAGCTCGAACTCGTCCGTAACGGGAGGTATTGACGGAAAGTACGTAAAGGTCACCGTTGAGCCGCCGACTGGATACCGCGCTCTTAGATTGAAAGACGAAAAGGGCAAGCATGTTGCGTACTGCAACGCCGATGCACTCCGCAAGATTACGAAAGAGGAGTACGAAGAGGCGACGAAGCCGAAGACGAAGTTTAGCGTGGGAGACACGGTTAAGCTTTCTGTGCCGGAAGGGAAGGACGCACGGTTCGGTTGGGGTAACGTGAAGAACGGAGATATCGGCAAGGTAGCCGAAGTGACTACCGCCAAAGTAGTCGTTGATTTTCCCGGACAAGATCGCTGGAATGCGGACCCTTCGGAGTTAGCGTTGCTTACCGCAGAAGAGGCGAAATGGGCCGCGATCGGGCGCAAGGTGAACGAGTTTAAGCGCGGGGATGTCGTGCAAATCATTGCTAACACCAACGGCAGCATTAATAAAGTCGGGTCTTATGGCGAAGTAACGGAGGGCCCTAAGCTGACCGGAAGCTATCGCGTTGAAACTGGGGCTGGAGGTAAGGGAAACCTGACGAGACCGACAGAGATGCGTCTTATCATCCCGGCCGAACAACGCTTCGACACGCAGAAGGAGGCCGCATAAGTGGACGTTAAACTCACGCTAAACCTGCGCCAGCCCGCACCGGACTTGGACGCTAAACAGCGTGTGGTTGACGCAGCCAAACGGAAGAAGGCTGCGGAGGAGCCTTTAGAGGAAGCGTGGGAACGGATTCTCGCGATGAAGAATAGCGACGCAGACCAAGCGAAATTGCTTGCGGTTAAAGGCGCCATGGAGACGGGTGTTACAGGCAGGCATCCGTCCGGCGCCGGCAAGCGGTTCAGCAAAGCGGAAGCACTCCGCATCTATTCGGATATGCGCGAGAAAATCCGCGAGGATACTTTGCGCAAAATGGTCGCAGAGACTCCGCGAAACTACTTCCTCATCGATAACGAACGGCTGCTAACGCGTCTCAACGAAAGACTGCGCAACGAAACGGAAGTGGCGGTCGATGCCGAGACAACCGGAGTCGACGTTTACACCGATGTGATTGTCGGCATCTCTTTGACGCTGCCGTCCGTAAGCATTCCTCCGCTCGCCGAAAAAGGGATGCACGTGTACATTCCGGTCATGCACGATAAGGGCGAGCAACTTTCGCGTGACTACGTTCTGTCGGAATTGCGCTGGTTCCTTTACGACGAGGGCATCGGCAAGGTCCTCCATAACGCTATATTCGATATCGCGATGTTCAGGCGGCACGGCTACGATTTGCGCGGTGTTACGTGGGACACAATGGTTGCGATGCACCTACTCAACGAAAACGAGCCGTCGTACCGGTTGAAGGACTTGGCGCCGAAATATCTCGGAGTTGAGTCGGACACCTTTGCGGAGTTGTTCGGTAAGACACCGTTTAACGAGATTCCGTTGGACATTGCGCTGGCATACGCGGCAAAAGATACCGATTTGACATGGCGGCTGTACCAATTCCAGCGTGAGCACTTCGCAACGTTGCCGACTGTGCTCGAATACTACAGGGCCGTCGAGGTTCCGCTGCTCTACGTAATAGTCGACCTGGAAGCTAACGGATATATCCTCGACCTAGATTTCGCGAAGGAATACGGTGAGCAACTGAGCACTCGCGCCAAAGAGCTGCACGCCAAGCTTATCGAAATGCTGACGCCGTACCATTCCGGAGAGGGCGAGCTTAACCTCAACTCACCGCAGCAGATGAAGCCGGCACTTTCGAAGGCGATCGGCAGAGAACTTCCGAACATGGACGCTAAGAAGACGCTCAAGCCTCTTGCGAAAGAGTTCGAAGTCATTGCGTACCTGCTCGAATACCGCAAGATAACGAAGCTCAGCGGAACCTATATCGACGCACTGCCGACGAAACAGAATCCGACGACTAAGCGCTGGCACTCGCGGTTTAATCCGATGGGCACGGTGACGGGGCGGTTCAGCTCCGGCAAGGACGAGGACGCGGAGGATTCTACGAGCTTCAACGTTCAAAATCAACCGGAAGAAGCGCGGAAGATGTTCCTTGCACCGGAAGGTAAGGTGCTTATTTCCGCGGACTTTAAAGCGCAGGAGATACGATGCACCGCGTACTTATCCGGCGAACCTGTCCTAATCGAAGCTTTCGAAAAGGGCATCGATCCTTACGCAAACATGGCGAGCATGTACTACAAGCGCCCGTATAACGAAGTCTATAAGCTACCGAACGGCGAAGACACGCCCGCACGTAAAGCGATGAAGGTCGTATGGCTTGCGACACTTTATGGAATGAGCGACTTTTCTCTCGCGGAAATGCTCGGACTTAAGAAACCGGAAGCGACCGCGTTTAAAGAGGAGCTGTTCGGAGGCATGCCGAAGTTATCCGCCTGGCTTAAAGCCAACGAAGAGGACGTCGCCAAGTACGGATTCGTGTGGGCGGATAAGCAGCAGCGGAAACGGCGCCTGCCTGACGGAAAGCTTAAGCGTAAGACAATTCCGTACGGAAAGTGGAACGATCCCAAGTACGACGACGCCCGCAAGCATAATTCGCAGATTAATCGAGCCATGCGCCAGGGCACGAACGCTCGCGTACAAGGGAGTTCCGCCATCCAGACGAAAGTGACGATGATCAAGGCGCACGAAGTATGCGCTAAACGCGAAGGTTGGGCGCTGTGGGGAACGATCCATGACGAGTTGGTGTTCGAGATTCCGGAGGACTTTACACGTGAAGATATTGCCGTGATCGAGCGAATCATGACGCAATCATATCGGTGGGGTGACGTCGTCGCTAACGGTACGGACATTGCGATTATGCGGCGTTGGGGCAAGGGGATGACGCCGGAAGAATGGTTCGCGAATAAAGAATCGAAGGAGAGTGCGTAGGATGGGGTACCGGCTGATAAAAGTCCCTGAGTGTCCTAATTGTGGGAAAGCCTGCAAGGATACGGGTTACTGCTACAAATGTATGTGCCGTTGCAAGTTGGTTAAACGAGATAGACTTCGCGTATCAGATAAATTCAAGGTTGTGGATTGGTTCTCGTCTCGCTCTAGCGCCGGGCTGGTAGTCGAAGATACCGCCGGAAATCGCTATGAAATGTATATGTCTGACGTGTTTGAGTTCCTCACCGGCACAGAACTCGGGAGTATTGTCATCGAGGAAACAAAGAAAGGCTCGGCGTACGGATGGAAGGTAATTTCGAAGGAGGCGGTTAATTGAATCGCGGAGACAAATTAGTTCACGATTTCCTAACCCAAATGGACGCGTATTACTCATCGCCAGACACGTCGTTTTACGACAACGCAATCGAACGCAAATTCTACGAGCAGAAGTTACGTCACATCGGATTCAAGCCGTATCCTAACGATGGACTCGTTACTTTCGGCGCGTCCGGTACGAATATGTGCGATCGGCAGCTCGTTTTCAAAAACGATAAGGCAACGCGCCCGGAAAAATCCGCTGATATCCCGTTCAGAGGGCGCCAGCGGCGCCAGGGAACCGCGGTCGTCGATTACGTTCAGCTCGACATTCTGCATATGCCGAAACGCTTAAAAGGCGGAGAGTTCTTTCGCATGGCCGTGCGTGATAGCGGCGAATGGGACTTCGAGGATGCTGCGCAGGAACGACGAGTATTTTCACATCCGCATCCGGAAACTGGCGAGTTGATTTCGTTTGCGATTACGGCCAAGCCCGACGGCAAGTTCGAGTACACACCGGACGGATCACGCGTTATCTTCGAATACAAGACGAAGGCGAGCGGACTGCGCGCCATGAACGGAAAGCTCGACTACAAAGGCGCCCAGGACGATCACCAGCGCCAGGTCATTGCTGAGTCGCTCGTATTCGGAATTAACGAAGCACTCATCGTTTATGAATCGACGCAGAAGCCTGCATGGTTTTCGGACGAAGCGAGTTCGAGCGTAACGAAAGGACAGAAAACGTGGAAAGATGGCGTCCCATTGCCGGACATGCGCGCCTTCTACGTCAAGATTACGGAGCAAATGCAGCGTAGTTTACTCGATGATCTGGCGCGACAATCTGCGCTGGTGTATGAGTCGCGGGAAAGTGGGGAGATTCCGGATGTGTCCGTAGAGATGACCGGCAAATGCGGATTCTGCCAATTCCGCAGTCACTGTACAGCGACGCTTAGCGCGGATAACCTTGCGCTACTTCAGCGTGCAGAATCGCGAATGTCGGGCGGATCAATGGCGGGAAAGGGCGCGCATAGGAATTTGCGGCAATACTTGGACGGAGTAGAAGAGACGAAGGAGGCGGCGTAATTGAATAACGTAATTGATCGCACATTAACGGGTATTTTCGTAATCGGACTATTTATGGCGGCTGCGATTGCGTGGTTAGTGGCGTTGGTCTACATCACGCAGTGCTCGCTAATTGGCGGCATCGTCATTTCCGCGCTGCTCCTATTCGGAGTATTCGTCGCGGCAGTAACGTGCGGAGGAGGTGCGGACCCTGCCGAAGAGGACAACGACTGATGACGCAGGCAACACGTATTGTTCCGATTGCGGCGCGAAAGTGGAGGGCGGATATTGTAACTGCGATCTGCCCGCGCCGCCTTCCCGCCGTAAGCCGAAGCCGCCGAAGGTTAAGCCGTTCCGCGTCCTCGGCCTCGACCTCTCGCTTAGCCCCGGAATCGCTGCGATCGAGGTGCGAAACAGGCAACCGCATCTCATCGCGGCCACTTCGGTCGCAACGTCTAGCGACGATCCGGATGCCGTTCGCAGCGCTGTCGTTGAGTCGTTCGTGTCGCAGTTCGTTTACACACATCGGCCGTTCGATGTCGTTGTACGCGAAGACTTTACGTCTGGCCGCAATAAGCGTGCGACACAAACGATATTTAACGCATGGGCTTCGGCAGACCGGGCGCTGTACCCTTTCGGATACATTGCGTTGAATATTGAAGATCCGCCGAAATTGGCGCCTACTTACGTTAAGAAAACCGTAACAGAGATACTCGGCAAGGCTAACGGAAAGGCGGAAAAGGACGAGGTAGCGAAGGCCGTTCGCAAATGGCTGCGGCTGCCGGACGATTACCCGTTCACCAAGGGATACGACGATTCCGATGCATGTGCGGTAATTCTGGCGTATTTGATACGTGAAAATCTAATTGATACGTCGGTAGCAGCCGCATGACCGGCGCCGACCTTATCCGCAACCAACGCGCCGAAGTAGCCGCGCTCGAACGGTCAGTCACGATCTATACGGAGATCCTAGCGGACTATGAACGGCGGCTTGCAGAGGCGCGGCGCATTTTAGAGCGAATGGAACGATTATACGACCGCGGTGAAAGTCCGCGTTAATATAGATGCGAAGAAGAGGCGGAGAAATATTTCTGTCTCTTTTTTTATTTCGATGTCCCAAACCGCGAAAAAGTTGTCCTTATATTTCTTGTAAGGCGCGAAATTAATTACGCAAAAGTGTGAAAAACATCGCGCAGCCTTTCTATATAAAAGTACAAGGCGCAGATCACGCGCGCCACTCTAATCCATTACGGAGGCGATACGGATATGATGAAGTTTAACGAGGTATCACGCAAAGCAACGGTAGGCGAGCGCATTAAGATTGTTAAGCTATGGCCCGGTGAAACGCGCTATAAGATCGGAGACGAGTTCGTAGTGGACGATGTCAACGGACGGAATGGCTCCGTTAAGGTGGACGAGCTCGGCGAACGAGTAATTGCGATATCGGAGTACGTCGTTCTCGAACCGGTAACTCCGGAGCCGCCCGCACAACTCGCATTCTCCGAAGCATTCGCGCTATTCGTACGAGAGAATGCCGATGCCATCCGCAAGTATATCGATCAAGTCGAAGGCAAAGCGGTTCCGGCCGCAGTGGATGCGCCTAGAACGATATCCCGTGCGGAAGTAATCGAGATGGCGCGCAAGGATGTGGCGGATTTGATTTCGGCGCTATACAGAGGACGCGGAGTTGATTTCGGCGTTACGGGACTAAACGGCCGCCGCGAGATGAATGTAGAAACGCACACTAATCGCGATAAACGGGCAGTAACCGTTTTGTTGCGTGGTATCTACACCGGTAAGGTATGGGCGAAAGGTATCGCAAAGTGCGCGCCTGGCGACGTCTTCCACGCTGAAATCGGCAAGGCGATCGCGCTGAGAAAGGCGCTGGGGCTGACGATTCCGGCCGAGTATACTGACGCGCCGCAGCCGGTTGAGAAACGCGACGGGCACGTGATTACTTGCGAAGGAAAAACGTTAAAGTTGATGTCACTTCCGGCCTCTCCCCGTAAAGGCGAAGCGCATGTCGGATCATATTACGGCGAACACGGAACGATCATCGACGACACCGACGTTGATTATAGCGTTGTGAGTGCGAAGGAGGCTGCGTAAATTGACCGTAACCGTGACGGTGAAAGTACTAAGCGCAGTTGCTGCGGTCTGGTGGACGATCATGTTCGTCTTATACGTAATTGGAGCGTATGAGCCGAGCCGCTTAATGGTTGGGGTGGTGTTGTTTTTTGCTGCGGCGTATTTAACGACAATCGCCATCGGGATCAATCGGAAGGAGGACGCAGAATGAATGTTAAAATCAAACGCCTGCATCCGGCGGCAGTCATCCCGCAATACGCAAAGCCCGGCGACTCCGGCTTCGATCTCGTCGCGGTAGAAGACGTAATCATCGCGCCAGGTGAGACGGTCCTTGTTCCGACGGGCTTGGCGTTCGAGATCCCGGAAGGCTGCGAGCTGCAGGTGCGGCCGCGCTCCGGTATCAGCTTGCGGACGAAACTCCGCGTGGCTAACTCGCCGGGCACAGTGGACGCGGGATTCCGCGGGGAGGTTGCGGTGATCGTCGATAACATCTCGAAACCTCACCGGAAGTTTTTCCTCCGTCACCCTCAGCACTGGAACATATCGGCCAAACGCGAAGGAACATGCATCATCCGCGCCGGTGATCGCATTGCTCAAGCGGTAATCACGCCAGTCGTCCACGCCACATTCGAAGTTGCCGACGAGTTGACGGAGACTGAGCGTGGGGCAGGCGGCTTCGGGTCGACGGGAGTGAGTGTCACAGACGCTGCGGTTGAAGAAAAAGAAAAACCCTCCGGTTAAGGAAGGTTAATCTCGTCTTGGTGTCTATTGGTTTTGTTTGGGCCTGTAGTCATTTCGATCTTAATTGGACCGATAGTTCCGCTTACACTGGGATTCTTATCCATATGTACTGCGTACATGAAGCAGGTACATAAACCAATGATAACAGCCAAGGCTACGAGCATCCGTGGCAAATTCTTAGTTCGCACGTCCATCATCTCCATTTCTCGCACACGCTACCCCACCCGATTAATGCAACCCACGAGAATGGATTAAGTGACCTTTTCACCCAACTGTCTAGCAGTCAGCTGGTGCGGGGTAAATGGAAACCCGTCATCTACGTGTTACTCCGAAGAGCCTTAAAACAAACGCAGAATCCTATTCGCTCGCCGAATGCCCGTAAGGAAGATTATACCACGTTGAATTTATATTTGGATAGGGAAGAGAGTGATTAATTTGAACGAACGAATAGACGTACTCGATAGCGGATATGTCCGCCTGGTCGACGTAATGGGTTCCGACCTGACCGTCGCAAACGCAGCTCGCGTTTCCTACGCAAAGGAATCCGCCGAGCTTTCCGAACGCGACATCCGCCTCATCAAATTCCTCGCGAAAGAAGGTCATACGTCGCCATTCCGCCATGCGATCGCCCAATTCGAAATCTACGCGCCGTTAATGGTCGCGCGCCAATGGTGGAAGTACATCGTAGGCTCTGCGCATCAAGAAGGAACCGGCGACAGCCTTGACGCCTGGAACGAATCGAGCCGCCGCTATGTGACGGAGGAGCCGACGTTCTATATCCCGCAGGCCGACGAATGGCGGAGCGCACCGGAGAACTCGAAGCAAGGCAGCGGCGATCCTATCGAAACAGAGCGCGGAAAGTACTTCAATTACAATCTGAGAAAGTATATTCAACAAGGAGAGCACCTCTACGACTTAGCTTTAGAATCTGGAATCTGCGCCGAACAAGCCCGCCTGTTCCTTCCGGCATACGGAATGTACGTCCGCTGGTATTGGACGGCAAGCCTGCAGAGTGTCGCGCATTTCCTGGCGCAGCGACTCGAACATGACGCGCAGGTTGAAATCCAAGCGTATGCCAAAGCGATCTTGACGCTGATTGAGCCGCGGTTCCCCGTTGCGATCGGCGAATTGATTCCGAAAAAGGAGGACGAATAACGTGACCATAAAAGTATCGCTACATTTCGAAAACTGCGAGTCACTCGACATCGCACCAGAGGACGTCGCGTTCTTGCACATGTCCGGCATTACCGACACACTGACGTACAGTCCGCGATACCGGAACGCGTACAAAGTGGTATCACTCGTAAGACTTGGCGTAAAGTACCGACCGGAGTACAGCCGCATTATGCGCCATAACGATGTCGTGTGTGTGGATATTGATGGCGTTACGTACTATGTCAAATGGCACGAAGATGGCGAGTATAACAACCGGTACCAGAAATCGAAGATCGAGCCGTGCAGCGGAGACATTAGCGTTGTCATAATGAAGGAGGACGAATAAATGCGAGCACTACTCGTATTAATATCCGGAGCCATCGCGGCATCGTTAGCGTACTACGTATTCGACGGGACGCAAATTGACGTGTACATTGCGTACCTTATCGGATGTGTACTCGGTCACCAATCCGTAAAGGAGGACGCATAATGGCCAAAATCATCCCGTTCCCTTGCGTCCAAAATGAAATCGCCGCAGCATTCGAAGACCTGGCGGAACAAGCGCGTGCCGGCCGCATTACTGGCGTCATGTTCGCGACGTACGGACCGGACAACGTTATCATGACCGGTTGGCATAACGTAGATATGGCGGAGCGCGCCGTGATGTTATCGCATATGCAATTCGATTTGATCGATGCGCATATCCGCGAAAATTATGACGAATAGGAGGCGATCCAATCCGACAACTAATCGGAGCCATCATCGCGTTAACTATCGCACTAAACGTAATCAACGAAAGTGTACCGCAAGGTGTGCCGCCAAACTACGAGAAAGAAGCGCCAACTTCTAACGCAGTCGAGGCGCCAGTTAAAACGGAATCATCCGATGAAACAGGGAGCTCCGGTGAAACAGGCAATCACCGAACCTCCTCGGACAATCACCGGAAATCTCCTCCGCAAGAATGGCGTACATTCGAGGCGACGGCGTATGTCGCGCTATGCGATACGGGATGCAGCGGCTTCACTTTTACGGAAATCGACGTAAGGCACACGCGTTATTATCACGGACGCGTGGTCGTTGCAGTCGATCCGGCAGTGATTCCGCTGGGCACATCGCTAACAATCCGCCTGGCTGACGGAAGTGAAATCGAAGCGATCGCGGAAGATACTGGCGGCGCCATTAAGGGCCGCAAGATTGACGTGCTGATGGCGAATGAGGCTGACGCATGGGATTTCGGAAGGCAGACGGTAAGCGTGAAAATATCAAAGGCCGCGGAGGCCGAATAGGGAGCGGATTATATGAGCGAAAACATTACGTTGTTAAAGGACGAATCACTCGGCGGTGTCATGCGTGAGTATCGCGAGGTTAAGCGGAAGGCGAGCGTGGGAGAACGTGTGAAGATGACGAAAAGCGGCATAAAACTAAAGGCCGGGGAAGTCTATACCGTTCCGAAAGTCGCGGAAATTCACGAAAATGGCATAGGCTTCTTGCATGACGGGTGGGGAACCGGACCAGCAGGCGAGTACGTAGCCCTCGAACCCACGGAAATTCTCGTCATCGACGGCGCCAGATATCGCATGGTCGATCGGAAGGCTGCGGTGGGGGAGCGCGTGATTATCGCATCGACGGCGACCGGTTCCGGTAGTGGTGGTGGAGAATTTTTTCGAGTTGGTGACATCGCGACTTCGTTAGGCGGCGAGGATTGGTTCGACTTTAACGTGAATAAAATCGTTAACGGTGACGGGAAGTGGTCGGTTGCAGAATTCGCTTACCGCGTACTCGAACCGGTCAGAGGCGCATATGAAACCGCACCGGAACTCTCCGCACGCCCAACGCTCCTGTCGTCGCGACCTGCGCCTGAACAAGCCGCGGAGAACATCGCCGCATTGGCTGCGCGAGTGTCCGGATTGGAGGCGCAAGTTAACGAGATGGCTGCGCAGGTGCAAGCGGTAATCGAGGCCGGTAATCCTGCGGAGTTGTCGTTTAGCGAAGATGACGTGGAGGCTGCGAGTAAAGTCGTAACCGCGCCGAAGTCTCCGCAGCAGATCCGCGACGAAATCGTTGAGCGTGCGAAGGCTGACGTTAAGGCACTGAGTAAAACGCACTGGTGCGGAAACGGAGACGTCGTATATGCGAGAGGCATTGCGCTTTACTCTGCGGAGTTCGTCGTAAATCGAGACAAACGTACGGTGGCATGCGTGTTGCGTCTGTACGGAACTAAGATAGTAAGCTATCGCGGAATAGCCAAGTGCGCACCAAACGACGTATTCAACGCTCACCTCGGCAAATCTATCGCGCTGCACCGTGCGCTTGGCCTAGAAGTGCCCGCGGAATATCTGAGCGTGCCGAATCCGGAGGAGGTTCGCGTGGGTGACGTTGTTGAAATCCTCGGTAATTTTACGGAGGGGATATGCCACTACTACGACTTAGGCGACATTGGCAAAGTGATTCGCGCTGAAGACGGCGAAGTGAGGGTCCGGGGCGTAGATACCAAAGACATGCGGCGCAGTAAAAGTGGATACTGCCAGATTGTGAGTACCCCGGACGTACACATCATAGACGACTCGCGTATGAGCGAATCTGAAGACCACGCTGCAGCACGGAAGGAGGTGGCCGCCTGATGCCGGCGCTACCTAACATAGGACTCATTTCGAAGCTTCGCGCAGGCAAGGATACAATCGCTGAGTATCTCGAAGACGAGTACGGATTCTTGCGCTACGCCTTCGGAGACGGATTGCGCGATATCTGTGGCCGACTATACCCGGAACAATTCGCAGGAGGCGCCAAGCCACGCGCACTCCTGCAGTCTTTCGGAGAATATGCGCGGACTCACGATCCCAACGTTTGGGTAAACGATATGTTCCGGCGCATCTCACACAACGAGTACACGCGCTATCAACCGATCGTAGTCAGCGACGTAAGGCAGCCGCAGGAATACACCGCACTCCAATCCGCCGGCTACGTACTCATCCGCGTCACAGCACCGGACGCCGTACGCATCGATCGCGCCATTAAATCCGGCGACAAATTCAGTTACGCGGACCTCATGCACAGAACGGAAACGGCGCTCGACGATTACCCGGCGGACATTACCGTAGACAACGGCGGCACCCTGGACGAGTTGTACGCGCAGATTGACGAGATTGTGGCGTACCTGAACCTATGAGGATCGACGAAATCTACGACAAGCTTATCGCCGAGGCCGTAGAGCGCGCATATGCCGCCGGGTACAAACGCGGCTATGCGATCGGCCATCGTGACGCTACGGTCGAGGCTCTCTGTCGCGTCGGACTTTCGAAAGGGAACGCGGTGAATAACGAAAATAAAGCGAGAGGAGGAAGTTAATTGACGCTTAGATATATCGAATTGTTCGCAGGTATTGGCGGATTCAGGTCTGCGTTGGATGCGCTAGGCGGCGTATGTGTATTCGCGTCTGAAATTGATAAATACGCAAGTCAGGCGTACCAGGCGCTTTATAACGGGGCGGCGGAGCTTCACGGAGACATTACGAAGATTGATGCGCAGGATATACCGGATCATGACGTGTTGGTTGGCGGATTTCCGTGCCAGGCGTTCTCGGTCGCTGGACAGCGCAAAGGATTCGAAGAGGCGCGAGGTACGTTATTCTTCGAGATTGCGCGTATAGCCAAGACGAAACGGCCGCGTTTGATGCTACTTGAGAACGTTAAAGGGTTACTCTCCCACGATGGTGGTAAGACGTTCGAAACGATGTGCGCAGTCCTAAACGATATCGGCTACGCGATTGATTTCCGTATCGTCAATTCGAAGCATTACGGCGTACCACAGAATCGGGAACGGATATTCGTTGTATGCGATAGGGACGCGGAACACGAGGATTGGAACGTGAGTGGGAACGATGTAGGCGCAAAGGCTAAACGCAGGGCGCAAGCGCTGGGTGTGCGGACGTTTAACTTCGATTGGCCGGAGAATAACGAAGTGACTGCGCGATTAAGAGACGTGTTAGAGGCGCAAGTTGGCGAGAAATATTATCTGAGCGAGGAAAAGACGGCGAAACTGATTGCGCAGCTCGAAGAACGTGGACAGATCGCCGAGTCAGATGACTGCGGAATGGTCGGTTACGTTGATGGAATTAACGGCCATGACATTTGTAGGCGCGTTTCTACGCCGACAGGCGTTGCGCCGACAATCCCGACTGGATCGAGCGGCAACACAACGCCTAAGATTGCGGAACCTTATACGGTATTTCAAAAGACTACAAGTTGGACGACGACGGTCAAATACGACGAAACTGGAACGCTGCAGGCCGCCAGACTCGATAAAGTTCCGCAGGTTGTTACGGAGGAAGTCCGCGCTGTCCTTACGCCAGAACGCCCGGAGAAGCGCCAGAACGGTCGTCGATTTAAAGAAGACGGTGAGGAATCGTTTACCCTAACCGCGCAGGACAAGCACGGAGTCGCAATCGGCCGATACCCTCGCTACCGCATCCGTAAGCTAACTCCGCGTGAGTGCTGGCGCCTTCAGGGCTTTACCGATGCGCAACATGACGCAGTAGCAGCCGCAGGAGTTAGCGACAGTCAGCGTTATAAACAGGCGGGAAATGCTGTTACGGTTAACGTCATCCATGCGTTAGGCGAACGATTAATCCCAAGATTAGCGGAGTTGAGCGAAACAGGCAATCGCTTGACTCCCGAAAAGGAGGCGGCTTGATGGAAGAATACGCTATGTTAACGACGCAAAAGACGCGTTTGGTAAAGGACACGATTGTAGCTGCCGAAGACTGGCACAAAACGGCCGCTCTCGATGAGAAAGAGGCGCGGTCGCTCGATCTTGTCCGTACTGTTCTCCGCAAAGGAATCGCGGAATACGGAGATGCGCTGAAGGTAGTCGTATCGTGCTCGTTCGGGATCGATTCAATTATCACGCTTCATCTCGTCCGGACCGTGGCGGCCGAACTCGGCATCTCGTTCGACACCGTCTGGAATAACACACTTAACGAATACCCGCAGACACGCCAATATGCGAAGAAGATGACGCAGGAGTGGGCGCTTAGCCTCATTGAAGCCCGTCCGGAAACAACGCTCAAGAAAATATATGAGGAAAACGGCGTCGACACGTTGTTTAAGCGCAAAGGCGATCGCAGAGGCGAAAAGGGAGCGAAGGAGCCCGTCGTTGAGAAATGCTGCGGCGCGCTCAAGCATAAGCCGATGCAGAAGGCGATTAAGGAAAACGGATGGCACATCATGTTTAACGGCGTGCGGTCAGGCGAATCACGCCAACGCTGGATGGCCGGACGCCGCGACGGAGACTTCTTTTACTCCTCGCATACGTGGAAAACGTGGGTGTGCCGCCCGATTCAATGGTGGACGGCGCTAACCGACTCGTTCAACTACGGAAACAACTGGCAAGAGGACGTATGGGAATACGTACGTAAGCACGCCATTCCATACAGCGAAATTTACGACATGAACGCGGTGATTGACGACAGATACGAGGGGCCGACTGCGATCGTAGACCGCGTAACGGCCGAGCGTTTGGTTGCCGAAGGATACAACGTATTCATGCCGCGGACCGGCTGCCAGGCGTGCCCAATACCGATTAAACGCGGATACTTGCGCTACCTTCGCGAAGTGTTTCCGAAAACATATCGGTCGATGCTGTTCCAATTCGGCTTTGCGAAGGCACTCATCGCGGAAATGCCGGAGGAGCAGCGCGCAGAGTTAATGGACGAGCTCAGCAGCTTCGGAATCATATCGGAAAAGACGGAAGAGGCCGTGCTTGAGCGCTTGGAAGAGATTATCGAGTGGAAGCCGTGCGTATTCGATGGTGTCGGCGTAGATAAACGGAAGAAACCGAAGGAGGCCGCATAAATGGGCGCAGTCAAAGTGGATACGCAGAAACAGGCGCGAGCCTACGAAGTTAAATATTGTCTCAACGATTCGGCCGGCGTCAAGGCGCTACTCCGCGATCGCCACCGCATCGCCGAGCGCAGATATTCCGGGGATACCGCGGCATGCGACATCATTATCGACCTGCACAGCGCAATCGAGTCGGCCGGCCTTACGGAACGCCAGGCGGAAGCAATCGCGTGGGTTTACGGACGGGATCTGACGCAGAAGGTGGCGGCTGGCATTATGGGCGTCGCTCAGCAGAACGTGGCGGCAGCGATTGATCGGGCGGCAGAAGCGATTGCCAGCGTATACGCACGGTGGGAGTACGGGGAAATCACGGTCGAATATACGGAAGACAACGAAATGGAGGCTGCGTAATTTGAACGATTATAAAGCAGAATTTATCACGCAAGTGGACGAGTTAATCGCGGCCAATATTGAAGACAGAACGGAGCGTATGGCGGCCGTGAAGGCGCTGACCGACCGATATATCGATGCGCATGGGACGACGCCCGATGCCGCGCAGCTTGAGCGTCTGACCGATTATATATTGCGCGAGGAGTTGACGGATTCACGTCCGGACAAAATGACGCTTGAGGAATATCCGATTATGAGCGAGCGGCAAGAGGAACGGCGCCGGGACAATGAATATTCGCTCGATCTTGCGGAATCGTACGACCTGGACGGCGTTAACCGCGCTAAGCCAGAGCGCCGCCATAGGACAGCGCGTGAGCACCGATTCGTCGATAAGTTGGCGCAGACAAAGAATCGGAGAAGGAAGGCGCAGTATAAACGTGATACTTCGCCGGGACCGGTTGAGTCGTATAACTTACGGGATACGGGCGGAGCGCTTGCGGATGAGTTCGTAAATTCTCTCGAGATTGGTTACGCAGCTGTACCGGAATATTACTGATAAGAAAAACGCCCACCAGCGGATATTCTCCGTTTAGTGGGCGTTTTCTGTTAACATTTATTGCGATCCGTAACGCCAAGATACGTTTTTAAAGCGTCCTGCAGCACGTGGGAGTAATTCACTTTATGTTCCGCGGCCAAGTCGTCGAGCCACTTCGGAATGGTCAGAGTCTTTTTCACCGCGCGATCGGCCATCTTATCGCGGAATGGCGGCATCCATACGTCGATTAATACAACGGTCTGGTTCGGTTCAACCGCGACATCAGGCACGCGCGTAGGCTCCGGGATATCATCGCCGTCTTCTTCCATTCCGTAGAGGTGTAGCGCTAGACAGTCCTTCGCCATGTATAACGCTTCTTCGTCGGAGTTGCCACTTGTCAACGCTCCGGAAAGATCGGGAAACTCAACGGAGATGCCGTCGTCTGCGTAATCGAATACTGCGGGGAAGACGTATCGGTCCTTCGTAATCTTGATACTCAT